AGCGTCTTGCAGCCAGGCAGCAGCGAAGCAAAGCGTTACTGACGTCGCTGCATGAATGGATGGTGGAGAAGAATGGCACGCTGTCGAAAAAATCCAGACTGGGCGAAGCGTTCAGCTATGTACTGAATCAGTGGGACGCCCTCTGTTATTACAGTGATGACGGTCTGGCGGAGGTGGACAATAACACAGCGGAAAGAGCGCTTCGTGCAGTCTGTCTCGGAAAGAAAAATTACGTGTTCTTCGGTAGCGATCACGGCGGCGAGCGTGGAGCACTGCTGTACGGGCTGATCGGCACCTGCCGTCTGAACGGTATCGATCCGGAAGCGTATCTGCGCCATATTCTGAGCGTACTGCCGGAATGGCCCTCCAACCGTGTTGACGAACTCCTGCCATGGAACGTAGTACTCACCAATAAATAAGCGTCAATACGGTGCTCCGTTGACACTTACAAATTTTCTGGGTATTACGAGACAGGGCTTCCGGATGGCTGTCGTCATACAGTTCAGGAAACGTCATACCCAACTCAAAATAAGCCTGGGTTATTCCAGCTACTGGAACTTTTTCGCCATCAGGACGCGCCCAGGCATTCATCGCCATGCGGATGTGTTCATGCTTGATTTTCATGAATCAACTCCGGTGCATTTGATGTGTTAACCTTGAATCCAACAGGTAAACCGTCGGTTGGGTTAGGATAAATATCAGGGCGAATTTCATGCGGGGTAACTTCCCACTTCATTAGCTGACATAACGGAATTACCTGCTTTGGGGGAACGTCAAAGCTAAACCATTGCCAAACTGTCTGTTGAGCGACCCCCATATAACGACCTATTTCAGCTTGAGTGTATTTCTGCCTAATTTTTTCGCGAGTGCTATCTAGCATTTTGCTCTCCTCTAAAAAACTATAAGCAAAGCCTACAATAAAAAACTGTACACAATCAACAGTTTTTTATTGTGATGCTTTTAACAGTATTTACCTGTAAAATTGAATAATGATGAACGCCCTAGAAGTATCTATGTACAGAATCAGCAAGCTTCTTCAGGAAACTGGATGGAGCCAGGCTGAGCTTGCCCGTAGAATTGGTGTGACACAACAAACTGTTCAACAATGGGTCAGCGGTAAGGCTACACCTAAAGCCTCAAGTTTGGATAAACTGGTTGAGGTTACAGGGCATCCATTGCATTGGTTTTTATTGCCTCCTGAAGAGGGGGAGCAAATTTTCACCCCTGACACGATGAAAATTGGTCCTCGTCAACGCGAACTGCTCCAGGCTTTTAGTGCGTTTCCAGAGGAAGACCAAGAAAAAATGCTTCAAGAAATCAAAGACAAGAAAAAATCAATGGAAGAAACCATTGCCCGGTGGTTGGCGGCACAAAAAAGCCGCCGGGCGTGACCACAGTACAAGAAGAGGAGTTATGCCATGAGTACAGCCCTTTCTCCGATAGTTTCAGAATTCGAAACTACCGAACAAGAAAACAGTTACAACGAATGGTTACGCGCTAAAGTGGCGTCAAGCCTTGCTGACCCTCGTCCCTCAATTCCACATGATGAGGTAATGGCTGAAATGGAGAATCTTATTGCTCAAATTGCTGTAACTAACAGGAGCGAGTAATGTTACCCATTTTGTGGCTACCATCTGCTCGCGATGATTTGCGTCAGATCGTAGCCTATATTGCTAAGGAAAATATTCCTGCAGCACGCAGACTAAAAATACGGATTGAAACGTCTGTTTTAGCTCTCTCTGAGCATCCATATCTATATCCGCCAAGTGATCGAGTATCCGGTTTGCGGGAAATTGTGGTTCACCCTAATTATATCGTTTTGTACCGAGTAGCAGCTTCAAGCATTGAAATTGCAAATATTGTGCATGCCCGCCGACAATTTCCCTTCCCTATCTGAACTGAACAATTTTCACACTCCCTCATTCGAGGGAGTTTTTTTGCCCAATACAACAATTAAAAACTGTTGACACAAAACAGTTTTTAATTGTAGATTATTTCCACTACCCCACCCCGCCCCACAGAACGCAGGGAAATACTTCGAGTTACCCGGCAGTGGTCAGGGGTTAAGTAGCCAGCCCGAGGCGTAAGAACATGACGGCAGGGTTCAACTTTAACTATGCAGCAGGTTTTTGTTCCGCTACCCCGGCGTTAAGGGGAAATGAGGTCAGCATGGATACTATCGATCTTGGCAACAACGAATCTCTGGTATGTGGTGTGTTCCCCAACCAGGACGGTACGTTCACCGCGATGACGTATACCAGAAGCAAAACGTTTAAAACTGAAGCTGGCGAGCGTCGCTGGTTAACCAGAAACACTGACTGATGAGGTTGACGATGGAATTTAAAGATTTACCAGTACCATTCCAGGAAATGGCATCGAATGTGGTTCGCTCTCAACTGGCGACTCTTGACCTGAGTACTGTAGAAAAAGAAACCATCGATACTATATCCGGTAACGTGCGTCGTGCCTTTATCGGTCTGTGCGAAGAGAAGCAGCTCTCTGATAACCAGGATTTACATGAAAAATACTTCCTGGAATTAATGGACATCATTAATAAAGGATTTGGCTTGTTAATGAAAAAGAAAGGGATTCGAATAGCTCCCCTTGAAAATCATTTTACAGCAAGCAGTATTAATTCCTGTGATTTAAAGCATCACACATCCGATGGGAAAGTTGAATCAAACAACAAAATATCAATTAATCATTAATTTATTCACAGGTGAGGTAGAGTGCGTGCGCCGGACACGGATAAGAATCCGGCACTGACAGTTTACTGAAAAGGATATATCCCTGAAAAGTCAGGGCATAACGCGAAAGCGCACGGCGAAGTTCGTCTCTCTGTAGGTAGTCGTTAAATTTAATTCGACCGTGCGCTTCCGGTTGTGGCAATCCGCGAAATGGCGCGGCGGTAAGTATGGCGGGGGTATTCCTTCCCCGCTGAGGACACCGGGTTGTCAGGTTGACCATACGCTTAAGTGACAACCCCGCTGCAACGCCCTCTGTTATCACTTTTCTGGTGATTCGGCGGAAACGGATATCCGCCCTTTTTAAAGTGAATTTTGTGATGCGGTGAATGCGGCTATGCGCACGCGGAACAGTTAAAGCAGTAAGGCGGTATTTTACGGGCGTAACGAGCATCAACTAATCCGGCGTTAATTGTTAACTGGTTAACGTCACCTGGAGGCACCAGGCACTGCATCACAAAATTCATTGTTGAGGACGCGATAATGGAAACGTTATTACCAAACGTTAATACGTCTGAAGGTTGTTTTGATATTGGTGTTCTGCTCAGTAACCGGGAGTTTACTGAAGATGCCATTAATATGAGGAAATATGAGCCTTATCTGCTCAATGATAATTCCATACTTTCCCGAATTGCTCTTCTTGAACTTGGTATTTTCGGAGAACGTCAATGACTTCAGCATTTGCACTGATGATGACGGTTTTTCTTATAACGGGTGAATCACAGAATGTGATTACCGGAATTTATGCAAGTAAAGAATCCTGCCTCCAGGCAAGAGACGAGCAAAAAATTTCTGGTGAATGCCTCCCGCTAAAAAAAGTATCGCTGTACCTGAATAACGAAACACCGGCTGGATAACCCTCCAGCCATATTAACACCATACCAACGGATTAAAAATGCCAGCAATGGCAGGGATTCGTTCACCCTGAAATCTGTAATGAGGTTAAAACAAAATGAGTAAAGTCTTTATTTGCGCCGCCATTCCGGACGAACAGGCAATAAAGGAAGAAGGTGCCGTCGCTGTAGCCACTGCCATTGAAGCCGGTGATGAACGTCGCGCCCGCGCAAAATTTCACTGGCAATTCCTGGAACATTATCCGGCTGCTCAGGACTGCGCTTATAAATTTCTTGTCTGCGAGGATAAACCCGGTATACCCCGCCCTGCCCTAGATTCCTGGGATGCTGAATATATGCAGGAAAACCGCTGGGATGAGGAGTCTGCTTCCTTTGTCCCGGTTGAGACTGAATCAGATCCGATGAACGTCACTTTTGACAAGCTGGCCCCTGAAGTACAGAACGCTGTCATGGTTAAGTTCGACACATGTGAAAACATCACCGTTGATATGGTGATTAGCGCGCAGGAACTGTTGCAGGAAGACATGGCAACATTCGACGGACATATCGTTGAAGCGTTGATGAAAATGCCAGAAGTTAACGCCATGTATCCGGAGCTTAAGCTGCATGCCATCGGGTGGGTTAAGCATAAATGTAAGCCTGGTGCCAAATGGCCCGAAATTCAGGCAGAGATGCGCATCTGGAAAAAACGTCGCGAAGGTGAACGCAAGGAAGCCGGAAAATACACGTCTGTTGTTGATCTCGCCCGCGCCAGAGCCAATCAACAGCACACTGAAAATTCAACAGGAAAAATCAGCCCGGTCATTGCTGCCATTCATCGCGAATACAAGCAGACATGGAAAACACTGGATGACGAACTGGCCTACGCTCTCTGGCCTGGTGATGTGGATGCCGGAAACATTGACGGCAGCATCCATCGCTGGGCAAAAAATGAAGTTATCGACAACGACCGCGAAGACTGGAAGCGTATCTCGGCATCAATGCGCAAACAGCCTGATGCCCTTCGCTACGACCGCCAGACTATTTTTGGCCTTGTCCGTGAACGTCCGATCGACATTCACAAAGACCCTGTGGCACTGAACAAATACATTACTGAATACCTGACTACAAAGGGCGTGTTTGAAGATGAAGGAAGAAATCAGAGCGCAACTGATACTCTCTCGTCGCCAGTACCAGAAACTGATGCAGTGGAAACGGCAATTCCGGGCAACGAAAAAACCGAATGCAAAGTGGAAGTCGAACCATCTGTAGAGCGTGAGGGGCCGTTCTACTTCCTCTTCACCGACAAGGATGGCGAAAAAT